CCGTCCATCACACTGTGCCACGGTCTGGTTCGGCCAGGAATTTTGCGCGACCTCCACACCTTGCCTTTGAGTATGTGTTCCACCTCTTCGCCGAGTGCCTGTTTACCATACCTCTGTGCTCCCAGGATCTCGGTCCGCGCAACGAGTCTGGCGTGCGCACTGGTCATCTCAGGCACGTCACGTTGTAACGCCTGCCAGGCGTCAGTTACATTGCCGCCGTCTTCGACCACACGCGTGAGCGTGTTGCGAACGAGATCCTTGACGCTGTCCTCGACACCACGCATGTTCCGCGCGGCACGTTGCTGGAGGAGTTTGTAGGCGATGGTTTTGGTCGGATCAAACTCTTTTGTGATCTGGACGCGGTACAGGCTCTTTCCGACACGCGACTCGAGTGCGTCCTCGAGGAGTTTGCGTTCGCGGTCGATACCGGCGACAAACGCGTCTGCCCTCGGTGCCGCGGTGGTTGCGATCAGTTGGTCTGCGATACTGATCTGATCGACGACGGAGTCGATATCGACCACCGACTCGGCATCACCGTCCGGAACTTCCTGCGGAAACACTGACTCGACGACTTGTCGGAGGTTTTGGAGAGTGTCATCAAACACGCCTTGGACACGACGGTGTAGTGCGTCTATCCGCGACCGCCATTCATCCGGTTCGTCGTTTGGATCCGGTCGCCGGCCGGCCTTGACCATCTCTGCCACGGTTTTGGTGACTGGGTTGGTCGCCGATAACAACATACTACCACCGTAGATCGATTCCGGCACGTTCTCGATACCACAGATCTCACCTGCAAACCATTCCGGATACAGTCTTGCCAACGAATCGATGAGTGTGAGAGGCATGTCGCCCCACGCCACCGGATCCTCGCCGCGTGCGAGTAATACACGGTTCGGCGTTGTGAGTGCATGTCTCAGATCGTTTTCCTGTTCGAGTCTGCGTTGACGGTCGATCACCGGATTATGCGGATCCCATACAAACTCGACCTCTCCGTCGACGTCCCAGTACTGTTCGAGGAACGGTAGGATAAACCTGTTGATGGCGTTTCGCAGGAGTTCGAGGAGAGGCAACGTCGTTTTTCGCCAGACCGCCTCCGCCATCTCCTGTGCGGTCGACCGGTTTACGTCCTGGACGTATCCGACCTCGGACGGCGCCAGACCAAACGCCATCCACACGAGGTTGTTATACCACTCCTGCGATGCCAGGAATTCGAGTTCGCGCGGTGATGCGCGGAACGGTATCCACTGGATGTTTTTTGCGCCTAAGATCGGCATTTTGTGTGGTTTCCCGGCGATCTCGCTCGACCAGTATTCGCGGAACCTCTCGATCTCGGTCTGGTTTGCCTCGACGAGGTTAAGAGCGCCTTCCGGCACCTCGTTGGCCGGGAAATATTTGAGGTTGGAAACGTCCTGGTTGATCAGGATCTCGACCAGGCGTTGCACTTTTTGGATACGACTGTATCCGTATGCACGCCACGTCTGCGGATTTTCCTCGATCCACACGATCTGGTCGCGTGAGAACGGTATCGGCTCGATGGCACGATATCCGAGCATACCTGATAACGCGAGGTATGCGTTGTGTTGTATCAGAGTATCCATCATCGGCAGACCCTCGTTGTCCCAAAACGGCGAGCCGCGGAGTATACCGGCCTGCGCACCTACCTGCCAATACGCAGGTGTATCAGATCCTGGTGGTGGCAGACGGCCGTACCGGTCAGGATTTTTGGTGAACGTCGCGCCGTCACGCGGATATATCTCTGCGAGGAACCCGTCATCGCCCGGGACCAGTTCGAGGACACCGGCGTCAATAGAGAGGATGTCGTTCAACCACTCTTTGCAGAGACTGTCAAATGTTGACGGATTGGAGTTGAAACCGCCGTCGAGGAATTCAACGATCTCGTCGCACGCCGCGTTGTGTCTGGATGTAGGTTTGTCGACGGTCGGCGCAACCGTCCATTCGGTGGTGGTCACCTGGCCTTTAATTGTATCCAGAGGTACCGATACCGTGTGCGTCTGCGATAGAACGCGGATCGTCAGGAGATCCTCGTATCGCGGCACACCGCGTGACGCATTATAAAATATCGATGACGAAAAGTCCTGGCCCGCCGGACCGCGACCTTGGCCTCTGCCGGCTACACCGTTGAATGTCATCAGACCACGGCGGTCGAGACCGGGTGTGATTACAACCATCCGTCCTCCTTGTATTTTTCGACGATAGGCACCAGATACTGTTTTACCTCGTCGGTCATCATCCTGCGAACGTCGGCGATCTCGCGGACGAACAGGTGTAATGACCTGAGGTTACGCCGCGACAGGTCCTCGGCGATGGCGGCCATGGCGTTGTCGGACGCCTCTGGCCGCATGATCCAGACGTAGATGTGCCGCGGATCGTCTTCCAACGTCGCAACGTATTCGATCGGCGGTGCAGGCACAATGGTTTCGCTGACAGGCAACTCGACATCGAGTATTTCCGCGAGACGTGTGATAAGTTTTTTCCTGAGCGTCGTCATTAATTCATCTCCTACTAACTGATCCAAATGCGAGTCCGGCCGGTTTCTCAACGTGCGCAAACGCGAGCATCAATGCGTCACCGCGATCAGGACTTGAGAGACCGCGTTTTTTCATCTCGTCTTTTGACTCGATCAAGACCTGGCCGCGGCTGTTGGTTTTGTACTTGATACTCGCCAGTTGTGCGGTGAGGTCGTCATCGTCCTCGATATCGATATCGCCGGCCTCAAACCTCTCTCTCAGACCCCACCACCATTCCGCCCGGGCGTTGGCAAATCTCTCCGAGTTAGATGCCGCGGCACCACTCTGCATCTCGATGGCAGGCGCGTTTTGTTCGCGTAACCGGTCGTACACACCGGCACCTATACCGACGGCATCAATTTTTGCGGCCGAGGCACCGGTATCGCGAAGTGCGGCCATTACTTCACCGGTGGTGGTCATCGTATCCTTTTGAGAGAACGCTTTCCAGATCCGTGCCACCGGTCCGCGGCGGTGCACGATCACGGTCTCGTCGGATCCAAACCTGGCAACGTCCACACCTAACTCGTTTGGTGCGCCAGGCACAAGATCGCGTTGGACGGCCTGCTCGATCCAGTGGAGAGGTATGAGTGTGTCGGTGCCGGCGGTCGGAAACTCACCCCACACACGTGACTGCACGAACTGCGAGTCCTCGCCCCATCGCGTGACCATCTTCGAGGCCCATTGTGGTGTGATCAGGTATGGTGCCGGTAGAGGTCCATCAATTTTGGATGACCATGTGCCGTCGAGGATATCGTCGCGCGTGATACCAAACGCGGTGAAATTCGGCGTATCGGTGCACGCGATGGCGTGTTTCGCGACACCAGGGACCTTGAAATCGTCGGCAAACCGGCCTACAGGATTGGTCGGATTGCCGATGAGGAGAAGGCGTGCATGTTCGCTGGTGAGGATGGAGTCGATCGCCTCGTATATCTCCTGCGATACACCGGACGCCTCATCAACTATCACAAGGATGTTCACCTCGTGGAACCCCTGGAACCTGTCGGGATCGTATTCCGGTGCCGTAAACCCCCAGGCAAACCAGTTTTCGGCGAGTCGCAATTCTTGAGTGAGGACAGTACCGCCGAGAGGTTTTTTGGCCCGCGCGTGTGCCGACCGGATCTCTTTCCACAGGATGCCGCGGACCTGCCGGTCAGTAGGCGCGGTCGTGATCACGATAGATGGTCGATGAGTCATCAGGAACCATAATGCCACTCTTGCGGCGACAAACGACTTACCGGCACCGTGACACGATCTTGCGGCGGTTTCAGGATTGTCGCGGACGGATTCGGCGATCCTGGCTTGCTCGTGCCACATGGTGTCGCCTAAGACTTCGTGGATCCACCATACCGGATCCGCAGCGCCGCGATCGAGTATTGTCTGCGCCTCATTCGGTGTTAGGTTGCGCTCGGTCTGCCACTGCATAGAGATCTAACCAGGTTGTAATTTCGCCACTATGTCTTACCGCCACCGACTCG